TCGCTTTATCATCCACTATACACCGGGCATAACTAATAAAATGATCGTTAAATATGACGGACGTTTATTTGACATCATAGAACCACCTATAAATGATGACGAAATGAATCGCACACTCACTATCATCGCTAGAGAAAGAGTGTAACTTTATGAGTAAACGTGTAGGCATAGATGGCTTTGCTGATGAACTACTATCAATCATGAAGGAGTACACAGAAGAAGTTGAGGAAGGTTTGGAAGAGTCAAAGGAAGAGGTAGCAAAAGAAGGCGCTAAAGCCCTTAAACAGACCAGTCCATCCGGTCGCAGAAGTAGAAAGAAATATAAGGATGGTTGGCGTGCTAAGAAAGTGGGAACTGCATGGGTTGTGCACAATGCGACTAACTATCAACTTACGCATTTGCTGGAAAAAGGACACGCACTAAGGCAAGGCGGACGAACACGAGCCTTCCCTCACATAGCACCGGCTGAAGATATGATTATCAAAGACTATGAAAAAAGGTTAGAAAAGGTGATAAAAGGATGACATTAGCTGAACTTAAAAGAATGCTAGACGAAACAGGTTTAAGGGTCGCTTATTCTCACTTTAATAGTCCAGTAGAGCCTCCTTTTATTACGTATCTAGTTAACAACAACCCTAATTTTATCGCAGACAATAAGGTTTATCACAAGATTAAAGATGTCACGATTGAGTTATATACAGTCAAAAAAGATGAAACGATTGAACAGTTGATTGAAAATTTACTAGATGAACGAGAATTACCATATAGACCGTACGAGTTTTATATAGATTCTGAAAGATTGTTTCAAAAAAATTATGAAGTGAGGTTATATTAATGAACAAAGTACAATTTGGACTTAAAAATGTGCACTATGCACCGTATGAAGAAACGGAAGAAGGGATCGTTTATGAAACACCAATCGCAATTCCGGGGGCAGTGACACTTACATTAACACCACGTGGGGAATTGGCGGAATTTTATGCTGATAACATGATTTACTATTCCGCAGCTGCTAACGATGGGTATGACGGAGCATTGTCAATCGCTGTCATTCCGGAACAATTCGCAATTGATGCGCTCGGAGAAGTTAAAGACGAAGATGATGGAGTTTTAACGGAGAAAGCAGATGCTAGACAGAAACAGTTCGCTTTGATGTTTGAGTTTGACGGAGATGTTAAAGCAGTACGTCACGTATTGTATAACTGTTCCGCCAACCGCCCTACAATCACAGGAGAGACTACAACATCAACAAAAGAACCACAACCTAACGAATTAGCATTTATTGCTAGTGCTCGTCCTGGAGACTTAGCTGTTAAGACAAAAACAACCGCAGACACATCGGAAGAAGTTTATAACAATTGGTACAAAGCTGTTTACGAGAAAAAAGAACTCCCGGAGGGTTAATTTATGGAAGCGATCATCAATTTAGGTGAAGAAAAGGTACGATTAAGAGCGAATGCTCTAACTGCACACCATTATAAAAATCAATTTAAGTCTGACGTATTAAGTGATACGTTTAAGGCCCTCGGTGGAGTTGAGGCAATACTAGAGTTGCAAGAATTGACAGATGCTGAAGGTTATAAAAAACTCAACCTTTTACTAGACAAAATTGATACAGTGATAGTCCATCAACTAGTATGGGCATTTGCTAAAACTGCAAACATTAACCTAGAACCATTTTACGACTGGTTATCTAAGGTGGAGATGCCGCCGATAACAGAACTATTACTTGAAGATGGCTTCACGGAATTGTTAGTCGGGAATGTGTACAGAAAAAAGTAAATGAGACTCAGTCCAATAGTGAATCAAACGTCGATGACGATGATTTATTAACGACTGAGTCCTTTTTTTTAACGTGTAAATTAGCCGGACTAACGATAGATGACATGGAATATATGACCATTGGTGAATGTTTGGACTACACCGTAAATTACGTCGATGTCAAAAACGGAAAACAAAAAGAAACTACAAGAAAAGCGAATCAAGATGATTTTGATGCTTTTTAAAGGTGTGGTGGTATGGAACAAGTAAGGTGCAACAACTGCAATAAATTATTATTTTACGCTGATGATTTAAAAGGAAAAATTGAAATTAAATGTACTAGATGTAAGAAGAAGCAAAAAATAGTTAAGTAGAGAGTCTCTGAACTCCCCTATTTACAACACTAGGGGGTCGGAGTATTGTCTAGACGAATCAAAGGAATCACAATTGCTATCGATGGTGATACGAAGGGGCTTGATAAGGCCCTGAAGGACGTAAACAAAGAATCTAGAGACATACAACGAGAGTTAAGAGATGTTGATAGATTACTTAGATTTAACCCTAAAAACACCGAATTATTAGCACAAAAGAAGAAGCTTTTAGCGCAACAAGTAGAAGTCACTAGAAAGCGATTAGATAAACTAAAGGGCGCACAAGAACAAGTCACAGAAGCATTTAAAAAAGGCGAAATATCTGAAGAACAATATCGAGCATTTCAACGTGAAATCACTGAGACAGAATCGAAATTAAAGCATTACGAGAATCAGTTAAAACAAATTGATAAAACTCATAGATCGTTCGGCGAAAAGGTAGCAGCAGCCGGAAAGACTGTAAAAGAACTTGGCCAATCCATGACTAATGTCGGTAAAGAATTATCTATGAAGGTGACTGCTCCATTAGTCGCTATCGGAACGGTCGCATCTAAAATAGGTATGGACTTCAAGGCGGGCTTATCTGAAGTACAAGCACTTAGTGGTGCTACAGGCGCTGAATTACAAGAATTAGAGATTAGGGCACGTGAACTAGGTGCATCTACTAAATTTAGCGCAAAAGAAGTAACAGAAGGCTTCAAGTACATGTCTTTAGCTGGGTGGGATGTCAAGCAATCTTTAGATGGTATTGACGGAGTATTAGCATTAGCCGCCGCATCAGGTGAAGACTTAGGTCGTGTTTCCGATATTCTGACCGACTCCATAAGTGCATTTGGTGACGAAGCAAAAGATGCATCACGTTATGCCGATGTTATGGCCGCCGCATCATCAAACGCAAACACAGATGTTAGCGGACTAGGTGAAGCGTTTAAGATGGTCGCACCAGTTGCCGGTGCTTTAGGTTACAGTCTTGAAGATACATCGGTAGCATTAGGCTTAATGGCCAATGCCGGTGTTAAGGGTAGTGCAGCCGGTACTGCATTAAGAAGTGCATTGACTAACCTTGTAAAACCTACCGCAGCTATGGAAAAAGAAATGAAGAAACTAGGCATTGAAGTTAAGGATTCCGAGGGTAATATGAAGCCATTAGATGCCCTTTTACGAGATATGAGGAAGTCGTTTTCTAATTTAAGTGAAGACCAAAAGGCTAATGCCGCCGCTACAATATTCGGTAAAGAAGCTATGTCGGGTATGCTTGCTGTTTTAAACGCAAGTGAATCTGATTTTAATAAACTGACAAAAGCGATTGAAAACAGCGAAGGTGTCGCACAAGAGATGGCGGACACAATGCAAAATAATCTCCAGGGAAAACTGACCAACCTAAAATCTGCACTTGAAGAATTGGCAATCAAGATATTCGATGCACTTGAACCGGCACTAAGTGCAGCGGTTGATGCAATACAAGGGTTTGTTGATTGGTTGAACGGACTCGGAAAGGGCACTCAAACAGCAATTGTTGCAATAGCTGGATTGGCCGCCGCAATAGGGCCTTTATTAGTCGTACTAGGTACACTATTAACCATGGTAGGTGGTTTTATGACCGTATTACCTACATTAATACCTATGTTCGCAGCAATGGCTGGACCGATAGCGGTTGTTACCGGGGCATTAATTGGTTTAGGTATAGCCTTTGAATTATCACGTGCTAAAGCTGACGATATGTATAAAGAGCAAACAAAGTTAGCTGAAAGCAACTATGAATTAGCGGTATCGCAACGTGAAGCGGCCGAAGAAGTGACAGAACAAATTGATCAGACAACTGAATTAATTGAAAAAACAAAAGAGCAAATGGATACAGTCGATGGACTGGTTGACACATACGAAAACCTAACCGGAAAATCTAAACTGACAAAAGATGAATTTGCTGAATTTTTAACTTTGCAAACAGAGTTAGAAAATACCAAGTCACCAGAACGCATAGCAGAAATTGAAAAACGTATGGAAAAGCTACAAGAAAAATCGGGATTATCTAAAGAAGAATTTAACAAGCTACTAGAATCTAATGAAGCGCTGGCCGAACAGTTTCCGGAAGCCGGAGAAGTCATTGACGATTACGGAAATAAAATCATGGACACAACCGGTAAATTGCGTGACTTGACACAAGCTGAATTAGAGCGAATGCAACTTGAAATCTATAATCAGATGATTGAGGATTTGCAAACGGTAAACGCTGAAATTGACCAGTACGAAACGACATTGGGAGAAATTGTAGAGCTAGAGGATTCTGTCGCTCAATCCAAGCAACAAACAGCAGAGATACAAGAGGAAATAAAACAAAATAACAATGAAATATCTGAAAATGAAGCCGTAATACTTGATTTAAAAGAGCGACAAAATGAGGCTAGTTTTACAGAGTGGTGGCAATTAGATAATCAAATCAACTCTATAGAAACACAGAACTATGAACTTGAAAACCAAAATAAGAAACATCAAAAAAACTTAGATGAATTAGAAGCGCAATTAAAAACGAACGAAAAATCATTACAAGAAAAACAGAAAATAAGAGACGAAATAGGAAACCACATCGACAAGAATAGACAAAACTATGACCTATACGTCGAACTACTAAGCAAGCAATTTGATATAAACATAGAAAAGGGTAAAGAAAACAAATCGATTGATCAAGCCATAAGCAAACGACAAGAAGAAATTAAAAAGCTAGAATCTCTTATCAAAAAAGAAGGAGATTCCAACGGTAAAAAACAAGAATCAATCGACAAACTGAAAACAGAGAACACTCAACTACAAGAAGCTAAAGGAAAGCTTGATGGAATAAATAAAAGCATAGACACTCAAACCGGTAAATATGACACAGCTAATAATAAGCTGGCTAAGGTTAATGGTCAATTCCAAGAAGCTGGCGGACTGACCGACAACAACATTAAGAAGGCTGACATTTGGAATGAAAAATTAGACAAGAGTCACACTAAAAAGGTAGACATAAACCAAAGTAAAGACCCTGACGAAGAGAATAAAAAGTGGAGCAGTCCTGTAACTAAAACGATTAGCGTTATCGCTTCAGGGTTAAGTAAATTAAAGTTTTGGGCTGAGGGTACTAATTACCACCCCGGCGGGAAAGCGGTACTAGGAGAGGAAGGACCTGAACTAGTCGAGCATCATGGACGTATGTCATTAGCTAGCTTTGGAATGTACGATTTACCTACAGGCTCTAAAGTTTACACAGCCGAGGAAACAATCAATATGTTACGTGGTGGACTTGTTAGTGGTATCGGTAAAGGATTGAGTTTGCAAGGTTCGAGCGCAAGCGGTAATTTATCCGAACGCAAAGAAAGTGATAAGTTGCTTAGAGTCCTTAACGATCAAAACAAATTGCTTATGCAACTACTCCAAAAAGACCAAAACATTTACATGGAAAGTAGAGAAGTGGCTAAGGTCATTTATGAAGATGTCAAAAAAGAAATAGATTTTATGGAAGGTCGTAACGGTAAGTTCAGGGGGTTATAACGTGATATTCAATGGTATAAAAAAAGATTATTTAAAAGTCGTTCGTGGTCGTGAACGCCCGGCGTGGGCACATGTCGAAAGGGAATTAATCCCCGTTGTAGGTTTACCGGGGGCGCACATGTCGGGTACTAGAGTAAGTCCAAGAACTATACAAGTACCCGTATTCATTACGGCTGATAGTTTTTCAGACTTGCAAAAAGTAAAAGAAGATATGGCTCAGTGGTTGATACAAAGCGAACCGAAGGAATTAGTTTTTGCAGACGAGCCGGACAGAACGTATTACGCAGTTATTGATGGTGGTGTAGCGCTAGATGAACTAGTTAGATCGGGTAGTGGCATCATAACGTTCATTTGCCCGGACCCTCATAAATACGGCGAAGAAGAATCAATCGAACTCCAAGACGTGACAATAGTCGAAAACAAAGGTAGCGAACTGACCGAACCAATCATCGAATTAACCGCAAAAGAAAAAGTCACTTATGCGATGGTCGAGAATGGTATAGATGAATACAACTTGATAGGTTATCCTCTTGACGAAGAAGGACAAGAACAAGTAGTGGATAGAGAAGTCCAAGTGCTATACGAAAACGGAAGTACTTTAAATACATGGTCAAATACCCTGTACCGAGTCGACACAAGATTTAACGACGTATCAGGAAGCATGACGTCTGACAGTTCAGGAATACGTGCTCAAAGTTACGGAACAGGTGATAAGATGCATGGTCCGGCTGTCACAAAAGAGTTGCCGCGAGCGATAGAGGACTTTAAAATCGCTACTAGCTTCGACATCATATCAAATAACGAGTTGCACAACTTCCGTATGGAGGTTTATTTTTTAGACGAAAATTTAGAGATGCTCGGTAAAATGGGAATTAAGGACAATTCACGCATTTTTAAACGTAGGTTTGGATTAGGTCGAGTTGGTCCTTATCGTGGTAGTGGCGCTCAAAATGGCTATGCAATAGGCGGTCATAACTACAATCGAGATATAACCGCAACTAATACGCTTATGCACTTATGGGTAACGAGGGAAGGTAATCTCTATACGTTTTATATCGCACGATGGGCCAATCAAAAATACAATTGGGTGGTAAAAGAAACATACCTCGATGCAACTGGTGAATTTGACGGTAAATTGAAGTATATTACGTTGTTTATCGGTAGCTATAAAGATAGAGTACGTCCATCACGCTTAAGAATTAATTACGTCGAAGTGACGGAACTTAAAAAACTAACCGTTGACCAGACACCTTACATTTTAGATGTAGGCGATACGGTAACGTTTGACCACGAACTAGAAGAAGTTTTAATCAATGGCGAAGAT